GGTAATGAAGAGAGATGGTCTAATGTTAGAAAAAGAGGAGTAATGAGAGATATTAATGGTTCTCTTATACTACCATTAATAATGCTTAGAAGAACAAGTGTAGATAGGAGTACAGAAATAATTCAAAATTTTGAACATGATGTTAAAAGAGAACATACTCAAGTTGTTCGTTCTAACAAATGGTCTAAGGATAATAGATATTCCAGATTTGGTGTTCAATTTGGTCAACAACCTGTTCTTGAACAAATAGTTACAACAATGCCTAATTTTGTAAATATTAATTATGAATTTATATTATGGACTGGATTTATAGAACAAATGAATCCATTAGTTGAAAGTTTTGTAGAACAAAATTATACATATTGGGGAAATTCAACTGATTATAAGTTTTTATCTACAACTGATTCTATTACAGATGCTTCTGAAATGACTGTAGATGGTGAGAGACTTATAAGGTCAACATTCACTTTGATAACAAAAGCTTATTTATTACCATCGGAAACAAATTCAGTTGTTACAAATAGATTATCACAAACACAAAGAAAGTTAACTACATCAAGAGTGGTGTTTGGTCTTGAAGGAAATGCTACAGATAAACAAGTTGGAAAATAAATTAGGTCTTTAGAAAAAAAATATATATTTATATATAAACATAGGAGGTTATAATGCCGGAAGAAATAAAATTTAGTGATGAAGAGTTAAAACAACTTAAAGATATACAACAAAAATATTTTGAAATTCAAAGTTCGTTAGGACAAGTTTCTTTAGCTAGAATAAATTTACATAAACAATTAAATAATCTAGTGTCTACAGAAGAAGGACTAACTAAAGATTTTGAAAATCATCAAAAATCGGAAAAAGATTTTGTTGATGGAATAACAAAAAAATATGGTAATGGGAATTTAAATGTCGAAAATGGAACTTTTATTCCACATTCTGAAAATAAATAATCCGTTTAGGGTTTTAGTTTAATATTTATATATGATTTGTAGTCCCGTAAACAGGAATCAGAATGACAACCAAAAAAAAATTAAGTAATTATCATACCTCAAGGAGAATTTAAATGGCGGAAAAAATAATAAGTCCAGGTGTATTTACTAAAGAAATAGACCAATCGTTTTTACCAGCTGCTGTAGGACAAATCGGAGCAGCAATTGTAGGACCAACTGTTAAAGGTCCAGCATTAGTACCAACTATAGTAAATTCATTCGATGAATTTCAAACAACATTTGGAAGCACTTTTTTAAGTGGCAGTTCAAATCAATCATATTTAACATCAGTAGCAGCTCAACAATATTTAAAACACGCAGATCAATTAACAGTTGTAAGAGTTATGCCTTCAGGGTTTACTCACGCTACAGCATCTGTAGTTACGGATGGTGATGTAACAGCTGCTACATATGCTACTGGTACTTTAGTGATTACTGGATCTAATGAATTATTAGTGGGATCAAGTTTTACACTTGGAAGTACAACTTTTACATATATAGCTGGATCTCCAAGTTCTTATCCTAATAGTGCTACAAATATGTTTATACAATCAGCATCCTATGGTGGAGTTGCAGCTGGTGCTAGTGATGGCATGAAACAAATTGCAATAAATACAAAAAATGCTCTCTTAAGTTCTTCAATTCATGGTATGAATTTTAGTAGTGCAAGTATAACATTTTTTTCACAAGTGAAAGCTTCATCTGTTGCTCATTCATATGCTGTTTTAAATATATCAGCCTCAAATCTTGGTGGTGGTAGTAATTTTAGTGCTTCATCAGCAAATACTGGTTCAACAGCTTTTGCAAATTCACCTACATTCTGGAAAACTCAAGCAGGTCTTTCAGGATCAGAAGCCACACAGCGTGGATTGTACGGTATAGGTGGTGGTTCAGATGGAACAATGGCTACTTCATTTAGACTTCGTACATTATCAGATGGTGCTATTATGAATAGCGTAAGTAGTTCAACTTCAAATAATTTAGGAAGTAAAAACTTACTAAAATCAGGTTCAAAAGATAATATAAGATGGGAAGTTTCTACAAGAAATCTTAAAAAAGGTACATTTACTCTTTTGATTAGAAGAGGTGATGATAAAGAGAATAGAAAGAATATCCTTGAAACTTGGAATAACTTATCAATAGATCCAAATGAACCTAATTATTATGCAAAAGTAATCGGAAATCAAGATAGAAATATACATTCTCCTGATACATCAGATCCATTTATTCAATTATCTGGTTCTTATATTAATCATTCAAATTATGTTCGTGTTGAAGAAGTAAAATCATCTCCATATTTTTTAGATGAGGGTGGTAATGTTAGAGTTTCTCAATCTGCTGCTGCTCACGGACTTCCTGCTGTTGGTAGTGGTTCATATGGTGGTGCTTTTGATACAGCAAAAGATGGAGCTGGAGCCGCTGGTTGGGGTTCTACTTATGGATATCAAGTTCCTGGAGAAGCTTTATTCTTTGATAAAATAACAGCTGCTAATTCACAAGGATTAAGACTAGATGGAACATCTCCAACTCAAGGATATAATCAATATCTTAGTGCTCTTAGATTATTAAAAAATCAAGATGAATATGATATTAATTTAATATTATTACCAGGTGTTATGGATAGTCTACACAGTGGTATAGTTGATAAAGCTGTCGAAATAGCAGAAGATAGACAAGATTGTTTTGTAGTTGTAGATCCAGTTGCTTTTAATACTACTACAATATCTTCAGTTATTACTCAAGCTAATAATAGAGATAGTAATTACGCTGCTATGTATTGGCCATGGGTACAAATTAGAGATGGACAATTAAATAAAGATGTTTGGGTACCGCCATCAGCTGTATTGGGTGGTGTATTTGCATTCAATGATAAAGTAGCACAACCTTGGTTCGCTCCTGCTGGATTGAATCGTGGTGGAATTGATGTTGCTATACAAGCTGAAAGAAAATTAACTCATTCAAATCGTGACACACTTTATGATGCTAATGTTAATCCAATTGCTTCATTCCCAGCACAAGGTATTGTGGTTTGGGGTCAAAAAACTCTACAACAAAAGTCATCGGCTTTAGATAGAGTAAATGTAAGACGACTATTAATTAAAGTTAAGAAGTTTATTGCTTCTTCATCTAGATTCTTAGTATTCGAACAAAACAATGTAGCAACGAGACGAAGATTCTTAAATATTGTTAATCCTTATTTAGAATCAGTTCAATCTAATAGTGGATTAAATGCATTTAGAGTTGTAATGGATGAATCAAATAATACTCCAGATACAGTAGATAGAAATATCTTATATGGTCAAATATTTGTTCAACCTACAAGAACTGCTGAGTTTATTGTATTAGACTTTACAATACAACCTACAGGTGCAACATTTCCAGAATAATTAGGAGATTAAAAAATGGCATATGGAAGATCACCGGGACCTTCGAAAGCTAACAGGTCACCTAGAAATTTTGCTAAGGACAAAGAGGCCTTGTGTAGAAGACTTATTTCTATGGAACAAGTATTACTTGCCTGGATAGATAATGGCTCTTCTGATCATCAAATTATGTATGACAGTGTCTATTGAGGAACTAAGTACAATCCTGACGGTGAGTGAATGGATGCATACTATATGTGACCAGCATAACTGTCAGAAAATATGTCCAGTTTGGATGTAATTAATTAAAAAAACTAAAAGGATTTATAGAAATATAAATCCTTTTTTTTTATATTTGTTGATATTTATATAAGAAGAATAGTATTTAACTTTATAGTAATAGGAGAAAAACAATGGCTGAATTAGTACAAGCAAGTGACATAATGTTTACACCATTTGAACCTAAATTAAAGAATAGGTTTATAATGAATATAGAGGGGCTTAATGCTTATACAATAAAAGCTACTAATAGACCCCAAGTCCAATTTGATGAAGTTGAATTACATCATATGAATGTAAGACGATATGTTAAAGGAAAAGCTGCTTGGCAACCATTACAAATAACTTTATATGATCCAATTGTACCATCTGCTGCTCAGTCTGCTATGGAATGGATTAGATTATCACATGAATCAGTAACTGGTAGAGATGGTTATTCAGATTTTTATAAAAAATCTGTTAATATTCAAGTTCTTGGACCAGTTGGTGATATTGTAGAAGAATGGACACTAAAAGGTGCTTGGATACAAGATGCTACTTTTGGTGATATGGATTTTAGTACATCAGAACCTGTAGAAATTACATTAACATTAAGATATGATTACGCTGTATTAGAATTCTAATAAAATTTAGAAGTAAAAACCCCATACCACAATGAAAAAACCTTCATATATTTGGAGGTTTTTTTATATTTGTATATATTTATATATGAAATGTTATATTATAGGTTATAGGAGAACAAAATGTCTGAAGAACAAAAACAATCAAAATTTCCAAGTGAAGTAATAGATTTACCAAGTGAAGGTAAATTATATTCAAAAGATTCGCCACTTTCTAGTGGTAAATTAGAATTAAAATATATGACTGCTAGAGAAGAAGATATTCTTACATCTACTAATTTAATTAAAAAAGGTATCGTTGTAAATAAATTATTAGATTCTCTTATTTTAACAGAAGGAGTAAATTCTGATGATTTAGTATTAGGTGATAAAAATGCAGTGATGGTTGCTGCTCGTGTTCTTGCTTATGGTCCTGAATATAATTGTGAAGTAACTCTTGAATCGGGAGAAAAAATCACTCATACTTTTGATTTAACAGATTGTCCATTTAAAAAATGTCCTAAAGAAGTAACAGAAAATAATTTTAAATTTGATTTACCTGTATCTAAAAAGAAACTTACATTTAAGATATTAACGGGCGGTGAAGAAACTCAAATAACCAATGAACTTGATATAATTAGAAAGAAGGTTCGTTCTAGTGTTAGTCCAGAATTAACTACAAGATTAAAAAGAGTTATAACTTCAGTAGATGGAGATGACGAACAATCAACAATAAATTTATTTGTAGACAATATGCTGTCAAGAGATTCAATGGCATTAAGGCAAAAACTTGCTGATGTGTCCCCTGATATTGACCTTGAACAGGAAATTGATGTAGAAGGAGAATCCGTCAAGGTACTTATACCAATGACGGTAAACTTTTTTTGGCCTAAAACCAACTAACAAACCAGCCATTCATAAACAAATATTTTCTATGATATATCATTCGGAGGGTGGATTTAC